TCAACTTTCCCAACTCTGCTCATTATTTGATTATAACTGTTCACCTGGTAGTATATAGAAAATACAAGCAATGCCAAGATTAAGCATTCTATTAAATAACTCCTCTTTTGAATATATTTCACAAAACCTTTTACATCAGTAAATAACCTACTTTTCATTTTGCTCACTTTCCTTTTTCTTAATTCCTAATATATATTACGGAATATTGAGCAAACTTAAAACCTTTATTTAAGCGTTTTTTTAATGTTTAAAATAGTATACACTTATCTAAAAAACGAAAAATCTTTATTCAATTAGTAGTCCTGCTAAATGATGTAATTTTGGAAAAAGATTATTTAATATAAAATTAGTGTATTTGCGTTGATTAGGGTTTATGTTGCAGCAGATTTCTTTAGTAGATATTAACCAATTCTATACAAAACCTGTAAAAAAACGGGGCAGCTATAAGAAACATCCGAAAACGGAAGAAGAAATAAGCCCGTGGACTTTAATAAAAGACTTGTATGTAAAGCTTGCCGGCTATTTTTCACTACCAGTTTTTTGTCAGGAGGATATTGTATTCACACAAGGTATTTTTCGCATCAGCTGCTATGCTTATACCGATGAAGCTTACGAATATCAGGGTGAAACCTACAAAGGTGAAAATTTTAAGGTATTTGAAGCTGAAATTATCGGCACTGAGAATATGTATTTAGAAGACCGTCTGAAAATCCATCAGGCGGTCTTAAGCTATTTGGACGCAGGCGCTACAATAGAAGAGGCAGAAATATACGTAAAAACTAAGTTTAAGCATATTTTGGGGTAAGTTATGGGTTTAAATGAAAAACAGAAACAATTTTGCGAAGAATTTATTATTGATTTTAATGCTACGCAAGCCGCTATTAGGGCAGGCTATAGCAAAAATACGGCGCGCAATATTGCATGTGAAAACTTAGCAAAACTTAACATTCAGGAATACATTAAGCAGCTCATTGAAAAACGTAATGAGCGAACTAAAATCACGCAGGATGAAGTTGTTGCCAATATTGTTGAAGTTATGCAAAGGTGCATGCAGGCTAAGCCTGTAACATTTATGGGACGACAGGTTAAGGATGAAGAGGGGAATAATCTCTGGAGATTCGACTCACAGGGAGCAAATAAGGCGCTTGATATGCTGATGAAACATACAGGCGGGTATAACGCGGACAACCAGCAGAAGCAAGCGCTTTTAAATAATGTGCAGAAAATTTTTGTCACGCCTGATGAAGTGAAAGAAGTAGATAAACACATAAAAGAAGTGCTGGGTGATGATTAACAGTGAATTTCTCGGACAAAGATTATTGCAACAAGGATATGAAACCTGGATGCGCTATATGTTCCGTATTATTGAAGCGCGCCCGTTTGTTGTTGAGCCTATTCACGCGGATTTATTCCAGACAATGGAAAAACTGTATGCAGGTAAAGAGTTGCGCCAAAATATAAATGTCCCGCCCAGAAGTGCTAAAACTACGCTTGCAAAATACTTTATAGCCTATTGCTGGACAATCAGTCCTAAGATGAATTTTATCTATACATCTTATTCGGAAAGCCTTCTGGCGAATATCTCCAAAGAATTGATGACAATTCTTGAACATCCGGCATACAAAGCTATGTATCCGCAGTCGAGAGCTATTGAGGGGGATGAAGACATAACCCCTAATGATGACTTCTGGTATGAGTATCTTAAGCAGTTTTACACAGGTAAAAATATCTATTCAGCTAAGAAAATAACAACGTATCAGGGCGGTGTGTGTTTATTCAGCCCTATAGGTGGTCAGATAACAGGGTACGGTTGCGGTATACGTTCGGCTAAGAAGTTCTCCGGTGCGCTTATTATCGATGACGGCAACAAACCTGCTGATGTGCGCTCACAAACTATGCGCGACAGGGTGTTAAGATACTACGAAGAAACCCTGTTGTCACGTCTGAATAACCCTTATGTCCCGATTATCAATATTCAGCAAAGACTGCATGTTGAAGACCTTTCCGGAACTTTAGAGAAAAAATACAGGTTTAACACCCTTAAGAAACCTCTGCTTGATGAAAACGGAGTATGTCAAATCCCCTCACAGTACACCCCTGAACGTATTGAAGAACTTAAAAAGAATAATTACATGTTTTTATCCCAATACCAGCAAGAGCCAATTATATTAGGCGGTCAGGTAATTAAGCGTGCATATTTTAGATATTACCCCGTCGCAAAAGAATACCAGTATAAACGTATACTTATTGCAGCTGATACAGCAATGAAAACGAAAGAATATAACGACTACAGCGTATTTATGGCCGGCGGTGTAACAACAGATAACAAGTTACATGTTCTTGATATGCTGCGCGGTAAATGGGAAGCGCCTGAGCTTGAGAAAATGGCAGTCGCTATATGGAATCAGTTTAAGCTAAATCCTGTTACGGGTTTGACTTGCAACGGCTTCTATATAGAAGATAAAGCGAGCGGCATCGGATTAATTCAGGGCTTAACCGCTAAATACGGTATACCGGTTATTGGTGTTCCAGCTTCAACCGACAAGTTAACCCGCGCAGAGAACGTGCTGCCATATATTGAAAGCGGTCAGGTATATTTACCAGAAAATGAAAACTACAATTTTAATGTTGATATACTCTCAGAGTGTGAAGCTTTCAGCCGTGATATGTCGCATAAGCACGATGATATTGTTGATACATTAGGTATTTTGATTCAGGAAGCTTTAGGAAAGACAAAGATTAGTATTTTAGATTATTTTATGTAAATTAATTTTCAAGCCGTTTGCTACGATTGAATTATGGCTAAAAATAAGAACAAAAAACCGCTGAAAGCAACCAACACAGCGGATGATAACATTATGCAGGTAATCGAGCAGGAGTCAAGAAAGCTTACTGCTCAGAACTCTTTGGAAACTGCTTTAAGATGCGGAAACGGGCTTGATAACTGGTCGCAGACTTTGAGTCCGCGGAATGCTTATAATAATCTCTCGCTGGTTATGATTAGCCAGTGGCAAATATTGTTAAGCTATCTATACAAGACCTACGGCGTACTTGCCAAAATGGTTGATATACCAGTAGATGACGCGTACAAAGGAGGCGGGTTTACCCTTGAAACTGATAGTATTGAAGAAGAAGAGCTCAAAGAGCTGGAAAAGACTATTAATAAAAATCAAGATATAAAACAGATAAAAAATGCACGCAAGTGGGCTCGGCTGTACGGCGGTGCGGCACTTATAGCACTAAGCGGGGATGATTTATCAAAGCCTCTGAACTATGAATCGCTTTATAAAAAACCTTTAGAGTTTATGGCTGTGGATAGATGGCAATTATCATATTCAGAGCCTAATATTAATATCCCGGGTGGTCAGTGGGAATATATTAATCAATACGGGCGGACAAAAGCTAAAAAAGGTGTTATCGGTTCTAATACGCTGACACGTATCCACTCAAGCCGTATTTTCCCTATAACAGGCAAAGAAGCTCCGTTTATAATTAAGCAGCGTGTTAACGGCTGGGGAATATCTGTTTTAGAACAGGTGTTTTCTGATATGTCGCAGTATTTTAAGGCGGGGAATGTCTTATTTGAGCTTCTTGATGAAGCAAAAGTTGATATTATCAAGCTTGAAACACTCCAGACTGCATTATCAGCAGGTAACACAAACCAGATTTTACAGCGTATGCTCGACTTGATTGCAAATAATTTGAATTATAAATCAAAACTGCTGATGTCCACCAATGATGACTATGTCCAAAAGCAGATAAGTTTCAGCGGGCTGGCAGAAATGAATAAAGAAATCCGTATTATGATGGCGGGTGCAGCCAATATACCTGTTAATAAACTCTGGGGCGAAGGTGTCACAGGTTTTGGAAGCGGAGAAGACAGTTTAGAGAACTATAATTCCCAGATAGAGAATGAAGTCAGAAGCGCAGATGATGCAGTTATTGACTGGGTGCTTATGCTCAGGTGCTATCAGCAGTTTGGCTTTGAACTTCCTGACTTAACCAAAAACTGGAAAAATTTAAGAGTTCTTTCTGCAATTGATGAACAGAATATAGCTGACCATAAATTCGCAAATGCCTTACAGCTTTATGACAGACAGTTCTTAAGCCCTAAAGAGCTTGCGTTATACCTTAAAAAAGAACAGTTATTTGTCGCGGATACAAGGGCATTACGGGGTGAGCTTGAAGATATGCCATTATTGAGCCAGCAGCAGGGATTTACTGAAACGAAGGATATTGTTAAGGAATGAGCCCTACAGCCATTAAAGATTTCAAGATAAAACAGTCTTATACAAGGCTTGTACAAAAAGCCTTGTTCTCATATCTTTGGGAAGGGATTTACAAGCCCATGTTTGATATGCTTGAAATCAAACCGGAAAAGGCTAAAAACAGCATAGATGTTATTTCACAAGCATTGCGTGATGGGCGGATATATTATGCAGAGGGCGGATTCAGGGCTAAAACTAAATTTACTGCGGCACAATCCAGAGAATTACTGGCATGGGGGGCGAAGTATGACAGTTACAGAAGAATGTACCGTATTGATTATAACCAAATCCCTATGACTGTTCGTGTTGCGCTCGCTGAATCAGAGATAAATGCTCAGAATACTATTACACAACTGGATGTGTTTTTACGGGAGGTCGAAGCCAATATCCCGTATATTGTGGAATCAATGGTATTTAATGAGGAGGTTGTAACCATTCTTGATGATGCGGGGAATGAGGTTAAGAAGAACGTTAAGCACCTTAATATT